TTAAAAGCCAATGAAGTTTGCCAGATAATACCAGGTACGCGGATTGTCACAATCAGTATAAAATATCCGTTTTAAAACGGATTGATCACCCGTGAGATCATAATACTTCAAACTGTATTCACCATACCCATGTTGAAAGTTTACCTCCTGAAACAGGAAATTAAGCATATCGATACACCTGCCAGGGTTCTTAAAAACCATACTGAACATCTCTGTAGAGTCGGGACCTTCATACACGATTTTAATAAGATTATCCCCCATGTGTAATCCACTTCCTTCTCGCGGACGTGGAAGAGGGCGGAAAAGCATTTTGATTTTTTCAATAAACTCCATCATAGGGTAAAAAACTTGGTTATTGACTGTAATATGTCAGATTTGAGTATTCTAATTTAATAATTTGAACGATATAATGTCAAATTTAAAAATAACATATATAAAATATGCAATTCAGTATTAGTTTTCTGAACTAATGAATGAAGATGACCAAGGATATTAGATATGAAGTTGTAAAGACGCTCATTGAAACGGGCAAGATCGTTAGCCTAAAAGCTATCTTTCAGATTATTCCCATGACTATTATTAAGGAAGATGCCAAAATGCATTATTCAACATTACAACGAAGAATTTTTAAACCGCGCCTGTTAACAACTGATAATTATCTCGCATTGGCTGAATTGTTTGATGTGACGCCACAAAAGATATTTGAACTAGCGCTGTATGACATTAGAAAAGGATTGAAATAAAGAGGGGGACACAGATATGTGTCCCCCTCTTTATTACGCCAATGATATTGGGTTCAACTCTCTCAATACGGTTCAAACAGTAGCCAAGATACGGTGCCGGTGTCAGTACCTACACCCTTTGACCAGGTGATGGTGAAGCTCGTTCCGGCTGTGCGTGCAGAAATGTATGGGGCGGATATTGTAGTTGTACTTCCGCTGTACGATTGTATTGAAAGTTGAACACGGGTATTTGCGGTAATATTTGTATTGCTCACAACCACCGAAGTTGTTCCGCTCGCGAATGTTGCAAGGCCCATTGGCAAATTCGCGCCTTCTTTCACATTTATCACAGAAGCGAAGGATCCATTTTTTCGCTGTATTAAATAGCCGTTCACATCTGTGGCGAGTACACTGTCAAGTGTTGAATTATTGATAAAATTATTTAACTGTATATTTTTCCGAGAGGTATTTATCTTTACACTATCTGTTGTTATACTTAAAAGGGGTGTACCAGTAATAGCTACAGTTGTAGTACCTATTAATGTCATATTACCCGAAGATGCGGAAAGCGTAGAATAATTTCCTCCTACTGTTCCAGTACCTAACTGGAATGCGCCTGTATTCATTGTAAGATTAGAACCAGCAGCATTTGATATACTAAATAGGAATGATTGTTGACTTATTGCATAACCTGAAGCAGTTGTGTTCACCTTGAAACTCAATAAACTATCAAGCGTTAAACTATATGCATTATTTTTCCCAGTAAGTGTACGATTGCTGGTAAGTACGCCATTGCCGGTATAGATATTATTTAGGGGTGCGGCAATTAAAGTAAAATTTCCATTCGCATCTGTAGATAGCAATTTTCCAGTAGTGTTAGGATACGCTTTTGATCGCATTATCCCATCCGCAAAAACATTGAAAATTGTATCATTGTTAGATGAAGGAGTGTTTTCTACATAATAGGTTATAGCTGTTCTGCTATTGCTAAACAATCTGTTTATCCCACTACCGGTGTTGAATCGTAAATATGCCGATCTACCCGTTGGCCTAGCATCTGCACCGGTTTGCGCTACATCACTTGAAGAATACACAGATTCAATAAGGCCCATGCCTCCACTGGTAAATACCTGGCCGTTAACACCACTCGACGTACTACTAATGGACGTTGCACCATTCCGGATAATGAAAGTACCATTATTCAGATCAAAAGTTCTGGTGGCGATAGATGGCAATGCCCCGTCACTATTATATATATTAGCTACTATCGGTAATTTAACAAGCTTCAGCGCTCCATTAATATCCGTAGCCAACACACTATCAAGTGTTGAATTATTATGAAATTTATTCAATGTGATCTCAGATTGAAAATATGCACTCCCATTCACTTGAAGCGCATTCACACCATCATCGCCGAAAGCCGATCCATTCCTCGGAGAAATAACGACACCGCCCGAAAGAAATTCCAGAGGACGGAATGATCCACCGTTGGTGGTCAGGCTATAGGCTCTATTAACCACTCCATTAGCAGCTGTAAGGCGTAACCTGCCCGCACTCGGCACATCGAGGTAAACATCCTGATTTGTAGTGTTGCCTCTTTCTGTCACGCGCTGAAGAGTATTCGCCGCGAGACTATCCGCCAGTCCTGCTGGCGATACTGGTACCCACTTGTGAAATATACAGTCATAAGTATATACTACACCATTTTTCTTAGCCAACTGATCACAAACAGTAGCGTTAACCGCTGTGGTTATTACAGTATCTGTCGGCAGGTGAAGCATGTTAGCTCGTAACTCCATATACCCCACACGGGTATTATTGTCGGTAATCCGCTGGCCAAAAACGTTAGCGGACAATACTAAAAGTGCAAAGAAAATAAGTCGTTTCATTTTAATAGAGAATTACTGTGAAAATTTGACCTGGCTCCAGAATGTCACCTGGCATTAGTAATATCCAACCACCGGTATCTTTTTTTTGATATTGGGTTGAATTTAATAATGCGCCATTACGGAATAGCCGAATGCGTTTGCCAGCCCAATCTGGATTATCATAATAGTTTCGGCCATTCATCTCAAAACCTATTACTATATCTATATCATCAGCAAAAGGATTTGGAAGCTGGTTTAGGACAAGTTTGCCCGTATCTGGGTCTTTGTCAGTCTTCCCATTGACCAGAGCCGTAAGAGCCGCTAAGGCATCCGCATCCGGTAAACTATTGATCAGAGTCAACAATTCTGGAGCCAGATCCGATGCACCTATTTTTTCCGATCGATGGCGAAAGCTATCGAGCCAATCCGCAAACTGACTTTGAACGGGCTTCGCTAATGTCACAAACCAACTTTTCAGTGTTGATATTGATTGAATGGCCATGTTTGTTAATTTAAAATCTTTCGATATAGGCAATTACATAATACGGTTGTTGAATGCTATGTGATTGCCCACCACCAAGTATATTTGTTTGGCGCTGCTCCTCCTCCCAATGGTAACCAGTACCATCTACGCCCGCTGGGCCGGGTTTGGGAACAGGAACAGAATAATCGAATTGCAACACTGGCAGCTCATCAATTGTAAGTGTATGCCTGTTCTGACCACCTGTATTTGTAATTTCCCGATACTCCGGATCATAAACATCCTCGCTACCGTTATCGCCAAACCATAAACCAACAGGTACGCGGCCTCGCAGATCGGCACTTAATCTAAATCCCAACCACTCCCAGCGTCCAACACCTGTTACTGGATCGAAGCGGTCCGTAAGAACCTTACTCATGAGGATATCACCGGTTTGATGAGTGAACCTTCGCAATACATCTGCATAGCGTTGGGAGGTGTGGGGATCAAATTTTATATACGATCCGGCAGGTAAAGCGGCAGACCAACTACCATCGTTCTTAAGGTAGACAGGATAAGTACCGGCGTACGCTGAAACATTCACAAGTCGCCCGGAAAACATAACAGTTCCAGAAGAAATGGAAAAACTGGGAACCAAAGTCACTGAAAGGCCACTCAGGATCACTTCTGATTCAAACACTATTGCCTGGAGTGTAGATTCAATTGCATTTAGTGCGTTAGCTATACTGGGCGAATTAAGCGACAATGGCCGCAAATCGGAAGCTGGAAAACCACCAAACGAGCCGACAACATTTCCGAATTTTAACCGGCGAACGGTATAGAAAGGGCGTTGCACATTGTCGTCGTATTGCTCATTAGTTGTCATCTCGTCAACAATGATAAAGGGTGCCTTTATACCGCCGGTAAATGGCAATATTTCGCCATTAAAACTTATCCAACCCGCACTCAACTGCCCTACCAGATCTACACATCCAGAGATGATAACCTTACTACCAATGACATTGGCAATAGCATCAAGCGGCTGAGAGAACCCGGACTGCATAAAATCAAGGGTGTCCTGATATGTATACAATCCGCCAGCATGGGTAAAATCTGCCTTCCTGTTCATATAAGTTTTACTTTAAAGGTTTTTGAAGCTAATTTGTAGGAATTAACAAACGCAATTAATTCCGCTATATCAAAAGGAACGGTAATCGGAATATTTACAATAAAATCAGCCGAGAAAATTGATGTTTCAGATTTCGTGTATAATACCTGATGGATCGCTTCACTCTTCTTATAAAGCTTTACAGGTTTGCTCTCAGCCTTAAGAAACAATGGAAGAGCATCCATTTCAACACCATCAGAAATATAAATACGGCGGTCCATTACATCATACCGATCATTCAATGCTCGCTCAAGATGACATACCTGCGGTGTTATGCCTAAGCGATATAGAACATTCACCCGGTAGAATCCAAAACGAGTATGAATATCATTTATTGGTGATGTCAACGCCTTAGCAAGAGCTAACATGCGTTGTCTCCTGGTTGCCGGAGCCAATAACCAAGTAGTAATCTTTTCCCAGTTTACATCGTAGATGTTACTATTGAATTGCACTTTGAGCTATATATGTAATTGAAAGATCGTTTTCATTATAAAACCTCAGATAGCCAGCATCAGGATTATACAATACATTTACAGATTGATAATCCAACAATCCATATTTCACCACCGCTTCAGTAATTGTGGGGATAACAACACCATCAATTGCCTGTACTGCATCAATATGATAAGCGAGTACGTATGTGCCATTGAAGGGGAGATTCTCCAGGTAAGATTTTATTGCTGTGCGAACGGGACTGCTGTCAGTACCATCGAGCCGGGAGCCGGCGGCATCAAGTATGAGTGGATCATAGTAAACAATCCAGCTTTGCTTAATATTATCCGGTGGCAAGCTGTCAATTTGCAAATGTACCCCTCCGTCTTTAACACGGGCAAAATACTCCTTGACACCAGCCAATTGAACGGGAGAAAGCGGGGTAAGATCTGTCCCATCATTAGTAGCCAACTTGATTCTTAACGATACCCGGCCATATACATTCACTTGCTCTACAACCGCGGAATATTTCACAATTTTGGCGGCGGCTATATCAGCTGCACTAACACCAGTATTGTCGTATGTATCTCCCTCTGCAATAAGGTTGTATCCATGTTGATATAGCTTAGCTATTCCCGCGTACCATCGGGGAGTATGTGGCTTTTGCTCCTTTAGCCTCGTATCAATTTCAATTCGCAATAAATCATATAGTTCCTCCAGATAGTTGGCATCGGCAGCGGCAACAAACATGAGTTGTCGCTCCAAATCAACCCGACTCCAGGTGGATGGATCTACTGTAATACCCACAGACGCCATCTCACTAACGTATGATGCTGTTATACTTGCCTGTATTTCTGCTGTGCTACGTGCCATTTTAGCTCACTTTAAAATTTTTACCAATAATCCAATATCCGATCCCTTCCAGTACTATCGGCTCCGGTAACCGGTTGAGCGTTGAGATCTCATCGCCCGTCGTAAATGTCGATTCCTTAAGATTGATAACTGGTCCGGTAAGCAAATCCTGTCCCACTGGCGTATCATTTGTTAGTGATAAACCATTCAATTTCGCAACCTGTACCAGTCCCTCGGCGGACCCGGTAAATTGAAGCGCAAAATCAAGTAAGGTTTGATGACGTTTTATAACTGGCATCAATCGTTAAGTTTTCGGTTTGTGAATCATATCCAATAGAGCGGACTACCATTCCGTCCTTCTCAAATTCTGTTTTAATGGCGGCTGCAAGGCCGTTAATATCATTGTCTTTAAGCCACCGGCCAGCACCAACACAAGCGGATGGATTTTCCCGGAAGTCTCCGGGATTACTGATCAGTAGCAACTGTTGACATTGCCCGGTTGTATCACCTGTCGTTAGCTTTCCATTATCCATTGCTAAATCCCCATCTTCCCCTAAAAGCAGTCTGTTCATATTTATTCAATTTTTGCGATCGATTCACCAGTAACGGTGTACGGGCCTGCTGTCAGACCGGTACCAAGTACCTTTATTTCGCCGCTAGCCTTAAAATGTTCGATAACCTCTTCGGCGATTGCCAACCAGAAATCTTTACGCGCTTGATCCAACGCCTCAACAGAAATATCTACATCGTTTAGTACTTTAGCACGGTTGTAAAGCGCCAATCCTAATACATCTTTGTTAAGTGGCATTTCGTAAAATATTTTGAGCTTTCTGCAATGCTGATTGCAGTTTCGTGTAATCAGGATTTTGGCCCTGTATAACAACTATCTGCATCACGGCCTCTATAATTAATTTCATTACGTCCAGTAACGTATCTCCGTCTTTTTCTACCAGAAAACCGGTAGCCGTTTGGCTATAGCTGGTATTACCTATTTTTACGACGAATTCTGTAATCTCTTCAACTGCAAGCACTACAAACTCCTCAGACTTTTCAATCCGTCCAACCAGCACAGTACTATTTACAGCTGGGAGAAGGAGTATTTTATCGCCATCTTTCTGCACACTCCGTAACCTACAATCATCAATCTCCCCACCTTCAGGAAACACAATTGCAATGGTATCATCCGAATTGACCGCTTTCACTGTAGCAGATACTATAGAAGCAGGTGAAAGACTTTCCGTCCATTTTGTCAACTGGTCCCGCATTTGGTTTAATTGCGCGCTCATAACTTGATTCCTATATTGACAGAACGCCGCGCACCTCCAGTAGAATAAACAACTTCAGTGCTTTCAACCAGATACGAGCCACTGCGTTCCTTGTAACGCTGGTCCTCCAGCTCACAGCGATCTCCCGGCTTACCGAATGGCTGAAGAAATGCCGTAATTTTTCCCTCATACCCGGTATAGCTTAATTTGTTCGACATCTCCTGAGCCATTTTCTGCAAGGCGTCTTTATCTGTTACGGTGTATGTTTTTACAACCTTTGTTTCGCCATCGGTGCCTGCCTTTCCAACCGTTTTAACCGTCTTTTTTTGGGGTGACAAAATGTATCCCTCCTCAGCTTCAGCTATTTCACCATTTTTCTGTATGCCTAAAAACTTTACAGTTACGTTTTGATTTTTAGCCTCGCGCAGCTTTAGGTTATCGTCTTTGACCACATTCCAACCAAGGCGATATTTCACGTCAGGAATGGTGTTAACACGTTTTCGGATATCCAAAAGAACAAGCCCAGCATAAAGAACATTGCCGGAAAAATTGGCCTGTATGGTATCATGTGACAATTTCTTAATCAGTTCTAACACCTCGGTACCACTATGTTCTTGCAAAATCAGTTTGTCGATAACAAATGAGGGTATATTTTTTTCATCTAAAACAATCTCGGTATCCTGCACCAGGTACCGGAGAATATCTATTAATTGTGACTTAACAAATGTTCGCTTGTATGTCCTCTTTTTAAGAATATAGCTGTATCCCTCACACTCCAGCTCAACGGGTGAGGTGAAGTTGACACGAGAAATAAAACCTTCAAATTCGGTGTATAAACGCCCATTATACCCTAGCTTAATAAGTACTTTATCTCCTTCTGAAAACTGTTTAGCCGACTCCGTGCTTTGCGTTACAATTTTCCCCGACTGTATAATTCGTGCTGTTATAGGCACCTTAATTATTGCTTTATCGATGTATTCATATAGGCTTTTACGGAGACGGACCTCGATCGGCTTAATGCCGATAAACTTTCCTATGCTTATATCTGAATTGAGGACGAACATACTTTTACGAGATAATCAAGTCAAAAATCATATCGGACTCCAGTGTCATGTCGAATGCCCTGGCGTGTTCAACTCCTGGCATTTCCGGCCACCGAACATCTGTTATTACAACACGCTCATCAAATTCACCAGATAAGACAATGGCACTGAGCGCGCTTTTAAGGGTAACACTTTGGTTTTTACGGAAAATATTATGCAGGTCGATGATCTGACTTTCGGGAAAATCATTGTTAGAGCTAATGCAAATACCTTTTAAGGAAAAAACGTAATCATCAACATTGATTAACTCTTTGACACTACCCCCACGCTCAGGCATTTTGGTACTGACATATGTTTTTTTCCAGTTCATAGCAATCACAGCAAACGGGATCAGATATCCGTCAAGAGTAACGGGCATAAAGAATTCCCGCCCCATAGCGTCCTCCATATAGTAGGGTTGACCTAATGAGCTGATTTCCTTTCTTGGTGAGGCTTTCGGGATGATAAATTTGTTCTTTGGTGGATGATAACCAAATGCTAAATCATACAACTTTCCTAAATTAATTTTCGTCATACGGACCCGTTTAAGCTGTGAAGGACTCTAACCATCTCTTCTCTTACAATGTGCGCTATCTCTATTCCTGCCTCTTCTTTCCCCATAACATGTATATCAAGATGCTCAATTTGCTTCCCGATTGTGATCGTAATATTTCTCTGCCCTCCCTTATTGATAGCATCTGCTGTCCCTCCAGTGATCAACTCGGAGGTATCCGTACCGCCTTCGGTTGAACCTGCACTACCTTTCCCTTTCTTCCCAGTAGGAGTCTTTCCCTGATCAAACATCCGATTGTATGCATCAGTAGCGGTTTTAATATTTTTTTGCACTTGCAAAACACCCGGCTGCAATTCCTTAATAGTAGAAACGGCTTGATTATTTGTATATACCAGGTGATTAAGCTGGGCGAGATACGCTGCCTCCTGTGTTGTGGTCGTCGGTGCTGACCCTCCAGTAACAGATCCAGTGGGAGCATATTGTAGCATGGTAGTATTACCCGATGCCATGCGTTGTTGTAGAAATTTTCGAGCTTCCTGTGTTTTTTGGCCTGCGCTGAGATCAGTACGTCCGGCGAGGTCCGGGTTGATTTTTACCAGAAGGGAAAATAAATCAGCGCTGGATTGTGCGGTTGTATTATACGCCTTGTTATACTTAGCTATCTTATCTGCATTATCGTCTTCGAGATTGGCAGCAATCCGTTTGGAATTGAGCGCGGCAACAACACTATTGATGTTTGCAGCTAATTTGCTATACTCAATGGACTGATCATTGATACCCTTTGTAATGTTTGGATTAATATCCTGCATTTCCCTAAGTATCTGGACACGCCTGGCTTCCGATGTATTAGAACTTGTTAGCTCAAGTTGTAACGCCCTTACCTTCACGATCTGATCCGTCATTTGATCGGAGACAGTCTTAGTATTGGAAAGTACTTTTAATACGGAGGATGCGACGTCAAAAAGATATCCCGCAATAGGCTGCATTGATTGCCCCACAGATATTTGGAACGCTGCATAGTGACCCTTCATCAGTTGTAGCTTTCCCTGTGTGGTTTCGGCAATCATTTTCATCATGCCATAATAGCGCCCACCTTCACTGGTTGCAAGCTCAAATGCTTTTTTCACCGCTGCTGAGGAAATCTGTCCCTCTGACATCATATCCTTCAGCTGTCCAATACTTACCTTATGCTTTAGCCCGAATTCTTTCCACCGCTCACTCATGACCTGGAGGGGATTGAATCCAGCATTAATATATTGCAACAAATCCTGTCCCATGAGACGCCCCGCTGCATGGGTTTGAGAAAATGCGAGCGTAAGGGCCTGCATTCGGTCAACATTTCCCATTGAAATATCGCCGATTTGCCGGAGGTCCTTAATAATCTCCCTTCGGTCAATGCCGAATCCCATCATGGTCTGAGCATTCCCGTAGACAGAAGCCCCCATAATGGTATTCTGCTTCAGGTCAAGGAGCTGACCAGACATTGCCTCACCACGGGTTTTTGATCCCGTTAATACTTCATATGTTTTATTCTTGACTCCGAAATCGTTGGCAGCAGCAAGAGAGCTTGCACCAAAGGACATTACCGCACCTATTGAAGCGTAGGCCAACAACTGCTTACCCATACCTGCAAGAAATCCACCAGCACCACCACCCCTCGGTTTTTCAAGCCTTGCGATTTGAGATTCAAGCTCCCGCGCTAAATGGGTGGCATTTTTAAACTCGGTCTCCATCCTTGTTGTTACGCGAGTCTTATTTACCGATTCAAGGCGCTTTTTAAGCTCGTCGATGGATGCTGACATTCTACGGCTACTACCATTAGCCCGATCAATTCCGCCTTGAATTTGGGCCGCTGCGGAATTACTTACACGGGCTGCCTGCGTCATCCCTGGCGCGAGCTGGTCTTTTAACCGTATAAGAAATTCAAGTACGTTACCCATAGAAATTATTGTTAGGAAACAGCCCTTTACCCCAACTGGGAAAAGGGCTGCATCTTTGCTTGATTAGTCCTTATATCTTTGAGAATGGCGATCTCTTCTGCCCATTCCTCGTCTGACATATCGGAAAGTTCTTTTTGAGTAAAACCCATATAGTACCTCAGCTGCCGATCAAAGTATTTGATGAAATTCTCGCCAACGTCTCCTTTTGCGGCTTCTATAATTCCAATAAGGTCCCCTTTTTTTTGGCCATCAGCTCTTCCACGAAATCGATCAAACCGAAATAATACCGATCATCTGTTCTTATAACCTCATCGCCGCCTAACCAGATTCCATCAATTACCGTTTTATTGAAAAGTGCTGGTACATTACCCATTTTGGCGGTAGCCAAGCTATAGACATCTCTGTCCACAGCTTTCAGGTAGGCAATTTTATCATCTGCCGAATAAGAGAAGATTTTCCCGTGGGCTTTCTTCCATGCCGCTATTTGGTCAGCGGTAATACTTGAACCGGGAATAGATTTGTTGTCTGTGTTGGTGGTCATTGTAAACAAGTTTTTTAACGTTTATAAATCGCTTAAGCGGCGCTTAAACCTTTTTCTTTTTCAGGAAAATAAACGGTAGTGAGACCTCCTTAAACTTATCGCCTTGCTTCATGCCGTCTTCGGCCTCTGTGAACTCGACATTTTTCAGGCTGTCGACAGTCAACTGGGTAGAAAGACTATCTTTCTGATAGGCACAGGTAATAGTAATTAACTCACCTGGTACGTCAATAATGTCATCATAACCAGCAGCAACAGCGGCGGCATCCAGTGCATCGTAGTCACTTTTTAACAGGAGAAGAGTACCGTCATTTTTTTTGTTGCCACGCCGAATCTGTTGGGCATCGTTCCCCTGACCGTATACGAGTTCTTTCTCTTGGCTTTTCTTGTATGTTAAGCCACGAAGTCCGGTAAGTATTTTACCAAATACCATAACCTTAATATCTGCATATTCGTAATCGCGCGAATCAAATGGCATGACGAAAATATTAGCGTGTTAAAAAAATTATTCTGTTGTGTAACCCTGATAAATATTAATATAATCGAGGCTACCTTTTGGTCGGGCTAAAACAAAAATGTATGTTGTACCTGTTTGTAGTAGATTGAAATTCGGGGTATCGATTCCATTCTGAGAATATAACGCCGCATATTGGGTAGGATCTGGATTTACCAGTGCTCTTACGGCAGCCGTACCATCTGTATTTTTACTTAACTGCCCCCGTATATTATTATCGATGGCTGACTCTATTTCGTTCTCCAGCGATTTTTCAATAACAGCAGACAGACGACCACCTATCTCAACATCTACATCATCCTTCAGTTCTTTATAGTAGGAAGCTTTTATGACGCGGGTAATGTTATCGGCAACGCTACCGTATCTCAGGTTATTATAGTCATCTGTAGACGTTGTTAAAGCCGGATCATATGAAAAAACATATCCACTATCCGACTGATTTTTTTCCGGAGCAATGTACCGCTTTTCAAAAAGTGTATCAAGGTCTGCATCGGCCATCAGGTCCACAGAAATAGCCCCTATCTTCACGATTGATGTTTCGGGTATATTCAGGCTTCCTGATTTTATGCGGCCAATATTCTGTTGGGGATCGAATGCTGATGCACGTCCCATAGCAAGCATTGTAGCCCGTGATGTGCTGCCGTCAATATTGTAGGTAGAAATAAAGACGTTCCTGTTAGATGCGGTTGAATAGTCTTTTGCAGATGCGGCATCGACGAATCCATATCCGTCAACGAACACACGGAACGGTTGTTGTTTGGCAAACCAAATACCAGCGAGCGTCTGTGCGGCAGTAACAGCGTTATGTACATCAACGTCAAAACCGTTGGTAATAGTTGGCACATAACTCCCGCCTGGATATTTGATCAATGCCAACTTCCTGATGTCACCACCAGCAAGCATAAGTACTTTATTGGCATTAACAGGGAGAGCCAAAGTGGCCAGCGCAGTAGCAGGGGCCATGCACATAATATACAACTTGGTACCTTCGGGTGCTTCTGCGTAAAAGCCGTCATTGATAGCTGTTACCACATCTTCATTCCCTACCTGGGCAAAAGCCGTTTTTGCCTGTGCTATTGTTTTGACCAGAAACGGAACGCCGTAACCAGCGACAGGAGCAACCGGGGACGCAATAAGCACTCCGCAGGTCCCAAATTCGCTGGGAGGGCGAAGACCTAAACCTCCATTGCTGAGCTGTACATTGAGTTTTGGACGTGCCATATCGTAGATGTTTTAAACTTAGAAAATATTGTTTTCGCGATTATTCCTTACCAGTGGCCTTCTTTGCAGCAGCTTTAGCAGGTGCTTTCTTTGTTGCATCCTTTTTTGCAGCATCCTTTTTTGCAGCAGCTTTCTTTGCAGCTGGCTGGGGAGCGGCTTTACCGGCCTCGTTATCTGTAATTGCTCCTGGTGAATCACCTTTAGTCACATCATCGGTAGGAGGATTGCCGCCATTATCGTTACCGTTTGCGCCTGAAGCCGTGTCGCTTTCAGCAGGGGTATTGGCCGTCTCAACGATGACGGGGACAGCTTCGCCATTTTCTAATGTAGCGTCAAGCTCTGAGCGCCTTACAGGAAAAACTTCCTGATCATTTTTTCCCAATGTTCGGGCATGATTATCAGCGAGGCTCGCATGTTCAAAAGCCTGTCCATCACGGGTAATATGGAATACGTGGACGGAGGGATAGTTTGGAAAATAATTGCCAGCAATGGCGATCGCTTTTTGCTTATTCATAAGATTTGTTTTACGGTAGTAGTTGAATAATTCCGTGAAACGAACTTAGTGGCCGCTCACGCTGGCAAACCTCGTATCCTTCCCGTGATCCATCATCATTGGTATTGCCCTCAATAGTATGTACAAGGCCCCCAATCACCGAAGTGACAAAACCGGTGTGGCCTGTACCCTTCGAAAATTTCATAATGAAAATATCTCCTGGCTTAATGGCGGTTGATCTTCCGGGAAGCTTGCGCAATGTTGTTTCGTTATACTGCCGAAGTACACCGCCTGTTTTTATCAGTGGATTGGAAATTTCAAGCTGTTTTGCAGCAGCGTCAACGCACCAGAAGACGAACGCCATACACCACGGATTGCCCGGTTTAAGTCCAACACTACGCAGATAGGTATCGACTTGCGGTCCGCTGTTACTGCCCTTTGGAATTTCTGCCACACCCACCTGTGTGAGAGCAATCCGCAGAGCAGCAGCGGCCAAGGTTTCGGATATCGGGGTTACTAATGTCATTTTGATGCAGAGAATTTTGCCTGAACAAAAAGATCGTAGATATTTTGAGCTTTCTTGTCATCATCCAGTGTACGGGCGAGAATTGACGCGAGTTTCGCGAATACAGCATCTTGTGCTTCAGGGTTAAGCTTTTTAAGCGCATTGATGAAACACTGTACCTTGTCTTCCAGTGAAGACACATCTTTGCATTCATCGATGATGTTAAGTCCATCAATAGCAATTCCAAGGCCGTACAGAAGTTTGACGCGAATCACCTCGTCAATATCTGATGGTATAATAGCGGTAAGTACTTGAGCCACTGGTGACGCTAAGAACTTTTTCAGTGCAGTAGTTACCGTCAATGCGGTATCAACATGCTTTTCAAGATAGCTGTCAAACTGCTTTAGCAGTAGCTTTATTTTTAAGCGAAGTTTTGAACAGAACATTTAAATATTTTTAACGGGTTATTGTTTCCCTTTTCTTATTTGTTGGCAAGTCTTTATGATGTTATACACAAGACTTGTAAGGGCCGACAGTACAGTAAGAAAGAATAGAACATCAGATTTTGTGATTACCTGTGCATATCCTCCTATTGCTGTGATCAGACATATTGTCCAACTGGTGCCATCGATATGTGGATTACTCATATGTCCTTTTTAAGCGGTTCTTAATTATGACTTAAGCAACTGCTACTCATCAGCGCGGCGTAAGAGCGCCACAGAAATAGCGGCCTTAAGTGTACCAGACCCGGTAAAGGATGCACGATAGCTATTATAATTCGTGGCGGTGAAAATCCAGGTCTTTGTATTAAGTGCCTGGTTGGCCAGTGTAAGGGTATCTGTTACAGATACCCAGTTCGTGCCGTCCACGGTACCCTGTATCCAGACCGTTCCGGCGACTGTACCACTTACCTTAGTTGCGGCGACCTGGATAGACTTCAACTTAGATCCTACGCCGTTAAACGACAGATAAACGGTTGCTGCATTATTCAGTGTATCTGTGGCTCTTAGCCGTTCAGATTTGGGTAATTGAGCCATTGCCAGTGTTGAAATAGCCATTACAAGGCCCACCAACGCAATATATTTTCTCATATTTCTATGTTTATCAAATGAAAGATCATGTTAGGTAAATGCGCAACACCTACGACGACTATGGTGCTGGTGTACCCTGTGCGATAACAAATACGCCCAACCCATCTGCACGGCGTACGCGGCCTCCAGACATTACTAAGGCGCTATGTACGTCACCGTAATACAAGGCGTCATCAGTATTTTGAAACAACTTCGTGTCGCCAATTGCGAAAGCAACAGTATTCTTTTGCCATGCAATGCAGGCCAAATTATCTGTAGCCCCTAATGCCGCACCCATGGCCTTTATCGCTCCTGTATTGTCAGTAGCAAGTACAGAGCTACGTGTTAAGATATTCCAACCATGTATTTTACCTACCACACCATTGGCAGCATCAACATACTTGGAGAAGTCACGTTGTTGAGTTTCTGATAATGTATTGTAGAAGTACTCATACATATTATCGTCGATCAAGCAAAAGCGATTGTCTTTCTGGACATTGTTCACGTTTGCGGTAATCATGAGCGTTGCGAGGTCACGATGATGTAACCCGAGACGATTACCTACTTGTCCTCCTACCGGAGGTACTACACCAGCAGTAGGGCCACCGGAAGTATATACTACAGTTGAAGTGCTACCCCACTTTACAAGCATATCATCTGCCACAGTTTCATTGAGAACATACATATGATCCCCCATAACTGAATCCTGTTTGGAGTACGACAAATGCAGGCTATCAATATTGGGTATATGTGTAGGGTCGGTTGAGTATTCATCCAGAGCATATAGTACATCGGTATCAGCACGTCTAACAGCAGTCCCAGGAAAGCTTGCTCTATTCTTCTGAACTGCTGGCTTACTGCCTGGTTGAGGGATATGGATAATGCGGCCATTTTGAACATACTGACTATCATCATAAGCATTTTTCAGGAATCCGTTATCTTTCCAGAAACGCTCCATGATATAAGCGGCCCACTCTTCCAGGACAACTCCTTTCATTACACCACGCGGCAGAGGCAAGAATGATACAACTGTGGAGATGGCAAGGGCGGTAGCAAACACTTTAGCGAAAGAGATATCAAGCAACATTTGTAGTGCTACTGAAAACATTGCCACGAGCAATAAGCCAAAAAATACCTTTGAGATTGATTTCATATACATTGAATTGAGAAAATGAGTAGTTGTTGTGTTTAATTCCGGATAGCTACTGGTTAATTTGCTTTCCCCTTGAAATCAACGCCGTAAGCCTCTTTGTACTTTAACTTAAAGTGTTCAATACTCAAGACTTTTAAGCGCTCAAGTTTGCCGCTTAAATACAGTTCTCTGCCAGTCTGTTTCATCAGCTCATCAACTTCCAGTTTGTTGGCGCTGGTATTATCACCGGTTAACTTCCCCTCGATACTTTCATACGGCTTCATGCCGTCAATTACCTTCTTGGTAGTTTCAAAATCGGCGGTGGCCAGTTTCAGGTATGTCTCACGATCACCCGCAGTTAACTTAGTTGCGGTAATGGCGCCATCCACCAGGTCCTCATTTCTCTTTGTTACCTGTGCAGCTTCCAGATCTTCTACCTTCTTTTTCAATGTTTGATTTTCACCAGCAAGCAAAGTGTTTGGAGCAGATGCAGCCAGAGTTGCAGTTAACTTGGCGTCAATATCAACGTCTGATGCAGTTTCAGGAAGGCCCAACTTTGCGGCCAAAACTTTTTTATCCATAAGGGTATTTTTTTGTGGTAATAAACTATTCAGATAATTCAGCACATCGCCCTGACTGCGTTTGTCCGTGCTGTTGAGCTTCATTAATTTTCCGCTTTCATCACGTATTACAATTGCATTTCTGCAACCGGGAATATCGACGATACTGCTTTCCCTAATACCCCATTGAGTGATGGTTGGGCCATTTTGTCCAGGTATTTTGAGATTATCGTCGTCAGAAACGGCGATTGGATCAACCCATACTGACGCTGCGTTGAGGTATCCTTTTTTCACTTTCCCTTCAACCTTAATCGCAAGCTCGTCGTCATCGTCAAACTCAGGTTTAGCAAGCAGGCGTGAACCTTCAATCCTTATATCTACCCATCTGCCGATAGGAAGAACAAGATCAGTATCAGGGTTTTCATAGTAATTACCGGCAGCCCGTAGGTGCATGATTAACATAATGGGATTCGCTATAAATTCTGACAACTGCGCACCGCTCATTATACAACGATATCCGTAGTCTACAACTGACTCATCGAGCAGTACAAAATCCTTGTCAAACTTTCCCATACGTTTTGCGTTTGTTTTTCTGTTCAGTATTCAAAATTGCATTTCCCTTAAAAGCTTACCAAACGCAGATTTAACGCCATGTTAGTTACTGCCGTAAGACCTGTTTGCAAATGTCGTATCACTGTTTTTTGAGTTGATAACTCACACCTATAAAATGAAATTTGCTTTCATGAAGCGAATACCTAAACACACGAGAAAAGATGTAGAGCGAAAGAAGAAGCTTGCCTATACCCTGTTTGTGGAGAATGGATTTGAACAGATTGTAATTGCAGAAATAACAGGTATCAGCGAACAAACAATAGTGAGATGGAAAAAGGACGGCAACTGGCAAGATGATAAGCGGGAAGCTAGAATGGGCTTTGAACAGCGCAGAAAGCGGCTTCAAAGAATGATGGATAATCTGCTAACAAGGATTGAATCAAGAAAATCACCGGAAGATGTCCCCGATAGTAAAGAGGGGGACATTCTTAACAAACTGGCTGATTCGGCTAAGAAGCTGCAAACAGAGCTTTCCTATGCTCACAAAGCAGAGACAGGAAAGCAGTTTATTCAATATATCCAGAAGTTATATGGCCAGGAGAAAGCGATAGATATAGTTGAGCTGTGGCATGAATTCATAATGTCAACAACCTAATTTATGATATCTGAAAAACAAGCTGCACTTGATTGGGAGCGCTTTCGTCAGGCGATACGAAAAAGTACGCCGGTTGATCTTTCCGAAACACCGGAAGAAAAGAAAAAACGAATTGCAGATCTGGAGGCCAACCCTCAGAAATGGAAAGAGTACTATTTCCCCAAATATCTTAAACACCCTTCACCTAAATTTCACATTAGTGCATCTGAGAGGTTGCACAGGATGTTTAACCGATTGCGGCGTTGGTACGAGGTACGACATTGGGCGCGGGGATTATCAAAAACTACGACAGCAATGTTCGATGTTCTTTTCTTCGTACTTACAGGGAAATTACATTTCATTGTTGAGACAAGCAGCACTTACGATGCGGCTGAAAATTTTCTAACAAAATACCAATGTCAGCTGGATTCTAATGAAAGAATCATCAATGACTATGGCAAGCAAGAGCTATCAGGCAGCTGGTCTATGGGTGATTTTACCACTCGTAAGGGTGTCAGGTTTCTAGCTCTCGGCGCCAGGCAGTCCCCACGTGGGAACTCTAACGAAGAAATCCGTCCCGACTGTATAATAGTAGATGATTTTGATACAGATGAAGAGTGCCGTAATAGTGATATTATACAGCAAAAGTGGGATTGGTTTGAGAAGGCTCTTTTCTTTACTGTCGACACTTCAGCAGCATATTTAATTTTATGGTTGGGTAATATAATTGCAGAGGATTGCTGTGTTGTCCGTGCTGGAAAGATTGCAGACCATTGCGAGACAATTAATATCAGAGATGAGTATGGCCAGTCTGTATGGCCTGAAAAAAATTTGGAAGAGGACATAGATTATCAAATCAGCAAGGTTAGCTGGGCAGCCAGTCAACAAGAGTTATTTAATAATCCATTAAGACCTGGGCAGACGTTTACGGAAATGAAATACGGAAAATGTCCTCCAATCCATACTTTACCCTTTGTTCTCATTTATAGCGATCCCGCCACCAGTAATAAAGACCGACCTACAGCAAAATCGAAGGCACAAAATAGCTGCAAAGCTACCGGAGTTTTAGGTTCGCTAGATGGCATTACTTTCTATGTTTATAAGGCATGGGTTGATGTTATGAACAATAGCAAATTTATTGATAGTATTTACTTTGCTACGCAATATATCCGGGAACATGATCCCGAACAAAAAGCGCCTATCTATTCATACATAGAGAACAACAGCCTACAAGACCCCTTTTTTCAACAAGTCCTCAAACCCCTGATAAAGGAAAAAGAATCAGAGTATAATATCACGGTTCCAATCAATGAGGATGATAGGAGTAAACCGGAAAAATTCATACGTATTGATGCGAACCTCGAACCGCTAAACCGTGCAGGCAGGCTAATCCTGAATGAAGATGAAAAAGACGATCCACACATGAAGCGTTTGGATTCGCAGTTTATTTCTGTAAGTCCAAACTGCAAAACGATGGATGGTCCCGATATGGTGGAAGGTGGCGTGTTCAAAATTAAAGAAAAGATTATCACGGCTGCGCCGGGGTCAATGATTGCGGGAAAGCGTAAGCATAACAAAAAAAGAGTTTAACATGGCATTTCTTACCATCGAAGAATTAAGCACCCACCTATATGGTGAAGTTATGGACGAAATTAGTCGTAGCGACAACGATAAACCGCAGGAAGCTATTGATGCAGCAATTGAGGAAGCCGGAAGCTACCTAAGAGATGCTTACGATGTTGCTGCAACATTTGCCGCCACTGGCAATCAGCGTAATCCTGTTTTGCTGCTTTATGTCAAGGATATAGCTGTTTGGCATTTTATCCAGTTGTCAAATGTATCAGTGGAAATGCAGTTGCGCCTGGATCGGTACGAAAAGGCTGTTGAGTATCTGAAAAGAGTTCAGAACGGGAAAGCAAATCCTAACCTACCTATACCAGCGCCCCCTACCAGCAATGACAACTGGGTAAAGTGGGGCAGTAATCCACGCAGAGGTACACATTATTGATTTCAATTTTACAGCCCATGTCATTTCCCAAAAAGAAACGCGCCAATAAGAAAGAAGGTACGGTCGATCCAAACCTGATGGTTCAACAGATCGTGGTCAGACCACCAATTAGAAAGACACAGGATATCGATTCCTGGCGAACTGCAATGAAAGCTGCTGAAGCGCTTAATCCGATTCGGATTCCGCTTTATGATCTTTATGAGGATCTCTTAATCGATGGGCATCTATCCAGCGTTATGGGAAAGCGCATCAGGGGAATTACGAAAGTCAAAATGCAGTTTGTCGACAATAATGGAAAAGAGGTTGATGTGATTAAGGCGTTGATTAAAAAAAGTGCCTTTCGGAAAATTCGTAAGGAACGGGCAAAGACTATGTTTTGGGGGAAGACCGTATTAGAGATCACAAAAAAAAATGATGACCTACATGTTTATTCCGTTCCACGAAAACATATTAAATCCAAAATTGGCCGCATTGTCTTTGAGCAATCCGGCATGGATGGTTACGATTATCGCCAGCCTCCATATACCAATTACGTTGTAGAAGATGGAGAGGATAACGATTTAGGTCTCCTTCTTTCAGCAGCCCAATACGTGATTTATAAGCGTGGCGGATTCGGTGATTGGGCGCAATATGCGGAGATGTTTGGTATGCCTTTCCGGGAGGCAACTTATGATGGTTACAATCAAACGACACGCGCTCAGATTCAGCAAGCAATGGAGGAAGCCGGCGGCGCACAGTATGTTATCATGCCCAAAGATGCAGGTTTTAAGCTTCATGAGGCGCGTGGTACTGCTGGAAGTACTGATCTATATGATAAGCTAAGGCGAGCCTGTAATGAGGAGCTTTCTGTGCTTATCCTGGGACAAACAGAAACGACTACTTCCAGTAAAAGCAGCGGTTACGCTCAGTCCCAAACTCACGCAGAGGTTGAAGCTTCACTTAATGAAGATGATCGCGAGGAAGAACTAGCGTATTTCAACGAATCTGTGTTACCCATATTGAGAAATCTGGGTTACCCGGTTGATGGTGGTTCGTTTATCCATGAAGCTGTAAAAGAGAGCCTGAGCAAAAAAGATAAGGCCGATGTCATTTTGAAATTTAAAAAGGAAGCTAAACTTCCTATATCCGATGATTATTTATACGAGGAATTCAGTATTCCTAAGCCCGACAACTACGATGAGGAAAAAAGAATAATGGAGGCTGCGACGGCTGATGATCCCGCGCCACCGCCCCCAGAGCCACCCAAAAAGAAAGCGAAATTATCATCAGTACCGGATGAAGACGAAGATAGTCCGTTATCTTTTTTTCAACGCTTGCGTTTAACGTTGGCTGATTTTTTCGACCCCGCCCCCAAAAACTAATTAATGCAATAAGGGGGCTACCAGGCGCAACACATTATCAGCTCCATGCTGAGCTTTCAAGTCTGTACGGCAGCTGCTGCGACGATCACAAATGGAAGCAGAAAGGCGAAATACCAGACGATGAAATTACCGGGCATCTTACCAAGATGGTGGAGAGGATCTGGAAGGGGAAAAGAATGCCGAAAACCATCGATAAAGATCTTACCAGGTGGTATGCACAGAAATTCTGGGAAGAGGTGCAATCGGGCTTTGGGGCCACCTTAGCAGGATTAGCATATGACACACCAGATTATAACATGCTGGCCAGCCTTCGGAATGATGTTTATCACTTTTCCGCTGCAAAAAATTACCAACAGTTAAAGGCTCTCACAGAGGCACTGGTAGATGAAAACGGAAAAGTAAGAACTAAACAGGCGTTCCGCAAAGTTGCTCAGGAGATCAATGATACCCATGTAGGGCGGTGGTTAGATACGGAGGCCGACACCGCACTTGCCAGCGCTCAAATGGCGTCCAAATGGGTTGATATCGTTGCAAACAAGGCCACCCTTGGCATTCTGGAATTTGATTCAGTATTGGACCAACGGACGAGCGAGCAATGCCGCAGCCTGCACGGTGTACGAAAACCGGTAGATGATCCATTCTGGCAAAAGTATTACCCTCCCTTACATTTCCTTTGCAGGTCAAGTGTTCGTCAGCGCACCGGTGGCGCAGTTACCAAGAATGAGGACATAATTTATCCTGAGAATATTCATGAGATGTTTCTTGTTAATATGGCAGAGAAAGGAGTCGTATTTCCTCCCAAACACCCTTACTGGGATGGTGTACCCGAAGCCGCACTTAAAGATGGCCTATCGCTAATACCTGAAAAAGAGTAGCTATGGCAGATGTTTTCGATTTACAACGAAGTGTTGAGCATTTTAAGCAAGTTATGGTGTATGCTCCTGGTATGTTGGGTAATGATGCCGTTAATTTCTTCCTGGATCGCTTTCAGTACCAAAATTGGATTGGTGATTATGTAGAACCATGGCGACGCAGAAAGAACCCCAACAAGTGGGGACCCGTTAAAAACGATACCGGTAGAGCAATTCTTATCCTCCGCGCCAGGTTAAAAAGGAGTATACGTATTACCAGTGCCAGCAACATGCAGGTAACAATCGGAACAGATGTGCCTTATGCGCGTGTCCATAATGAAGGCGCACGATTGGGACAGTATCAGAAGGTCAAAGAGTACAAACGTCAAAATCGAAAATTTGGAATAGTAAAAAGAACTGAGCTAAAGACCAGGACGAAAATAAAGTTTGGGTATAATCCGTCTTCAATATCTACTGTTGCCGCTCATACCCGGAAGATAAACCAGAATATTCCTAAACGACAATTTATGGGGGAAAGTCAGTTTTTAACAAAGATGCTTGCCCGCCGATTGCAGGCAGAAATTATGAAAGGATTACGCTAAACTATTTTTTATGAGTACTGATATTTCACCAAATGAGCAGCTATTTGAGAGCATTTTAGCCCGTATTGCTGCAAAGGTCCCAGGCATAAAATACATCGATCAAGATTTGGGGCAACTGGAAAATTACCAACTTAGGCCCGCTGTAAATTGGCCTTGCCTTCTTGTGGACATTGAAGAAACGAAATTTAGCGATGCTGCTGGCGAAATGATTCAGATCGGCGAGGGAATGGTATCATTCAGATTAGGGCTTGTTCAGTACTCTAACAGTAGTAGCATTACACCTGTCAGTGTAAGGGGGAAAGCAATGTCTTATTACCGATTGGAAAACGATCTTTATAAGGCATTACATGGCTGGTCACCTGAAGGATTTACAAGGCTACTTCGTAGAGGCGATGTGACGGAACGGCGGGATGATGATATACGAGTAAGGATCTCGAAATACTATTTCAGCTATACAGATACGAGCGCTTCACCCGTCAAAACAAAGATTTCTACACCAGGTTACACAGAACTGAGGGGTTAAGGCCACGACATCCAATGGTATTTATCGCGGAAATATTTCAGCGTCGGTTTAGTGCTGTGTAAGTGTTTCAGAATGCCTGAATTCCGAGCCAACATATCAATCATGGTGCGCTCAGTCAGGAAGAATTCCTTTTCCAGGAGGGTAAAGGTAACATGGTATTGGGTGCCTACAATCTTAATGTAGTAGTAGTAGCGGCAAATCAGAAGTTCGTTTCGCTTTGCTACAAGGGCTTCAGATCGGCCCTTTCTATCTGGGGCTGTTTCAAGTACTTCTGTGTGTTCTTCCTGGAATAGGGAGGCAAAAATGGTACGTGATCCGCGCATGACTGCAATATTAATATTGCTATACGGAATCCGCAAAAAAAATTATGAACAAAAAAGGGGCAGAGGTAAACACCTCGCCCCTTATACGATAGCCATTAGACTAACTTTGGAAAATATTTAGTAAAATCCAATCATCGTAATATTTCGACCTTCCGCATCATCGTCCAGAACGGAAATAAAGCCTGAATTATCGACAATACTTTTCAGCCCCTCAAATAATTGAAGCTGATCAGGTGTGATATTTTCGACACAGACCCAGATGCTTTCCCATCCATCCTGTATTCGGCTTTCTCCTATGAGCTTATTCACTGGCCAGTTGTATTTGTATTCACATGTGACCCTATCGAATACCCGATAAGTCTCTTTTTTAAATTCTTCTGTAAAAGAAATGCCGTACAGATCAGGGTTAACCTGTCTTAATACTTCAATTGCTGAAAGAACCATTTCATAAGGAAGTGCCATATGGTGAACGTTTCTTGAATTTACGAAAAGTGTGTTATAATAGGCAGAAAAAAGCCGGGTCTCCCCGGCTATACTTTTTTGAGGTAATCTCGATATGGCCCCATCTCAAATTGGGTAAGTAATTTTGGCAGCTCTCGATAAACATAGTCGTCCAACTTCTTTTTCAAATACCCGAATTTCTCACACCAATTATTAACCCTATCCATATCGATTTTCCCATTAGGCAGCTTCCAGTGCATTTCATGAGCCATCGAGATCAACTTACTTTTCATTACTTCAGCTTTCATAATTTCAGGTGATCCACCGCTCTCCAAATATGCAATCAGATTTATGGCTTCCTGATTGGTTAGGTCCCTTCTGCTTGTGGAGCGCCCGCGTGTAAAGCTATTTACAAGGTCATCTTTGTTTTTCAAAAGTCCTTGTTGTCCCAACAGGATGCTAATTTTTGCGAGATATTTGTTTTCTGCCATTTTTATAAAATTTTCCAATCGTTTAAGTATTCCCTTGTTTTAAGCCACGCAGCGGCAATTTTAGGCTTATACCAGGCGTTTCTTTCGCAGTGCTTACGGTAATCCTGTGCAGCCTTCCAGGCGAGTACCTGAGATGTTTTATCCATTTTTGCCCAGATTTCAGGCAGCAGATGCATATTCCGTTTATAAGGATACTCCCGCTCAAAATCCGCTAAAGAGACGAAAAAATCCTCTTCCACGCATATGATACCTTTAAGTTCACCTAAGCGGTTAATGTTTTGAACATCTACCGGGATAGCATTTTTTAACTGGGTAACGCCTCCAGGAGTAATGCCTACCGCCCCGCGCATATCCAACATGGCCAATATTCCAGTCTCATTGTAAATAATCTCCAGGGACCCGGTAAAAACTGTGCTTGATAAAATAAATCTTCTCATATGCGTTTATTTTGTACGGATGAAGACAATCAGGTCTGATGGATCAAGCGGGCCGGGTGGCTCGTTTCCTGTGACAACACCAATATGAATGAATTGAAAATCTTTAATTTCAATAAGGACGTATTCACTAATAACATCCGTAAGAAGGTGAAATACATTGCCTGGCTTTAGGTCCCTTATTAGGCATTGTTCTCCTGGTTCAGGAATAGTATGCCGAAGGAAAACAACCTCAGTTTTATTGCCTTTCCAGCCATCATGCTTATGTATGGGATCACCATTCCAGCCCGGTTGGTTGACGCATACAAAGGTGTTCGTTTTGGACATTACCTGCCACACGTCAACCCGCTTCTTACCAAATGTAAACCGATCACCGGTGCGAAGCTCTCCAAGAGTGCATGTAGTGTTCCTTTTCAATTGGTTCATAACGTTACGTTTAAGCTGTTTTCAATATTAACTTGCTCTAACTTGGCAAGGTGATGTGTAAGGCTACCCCACAGTAGCAGATTCTTTTGCAATGCCCTTTTGGATTTAGGAGCTTTAGCCTTCTTTAGGCTATACTCGCTATCTTCGGTAATATCCTTACATATCTTAAGGCATTCCGATAATGGTAATATGTCCATAGATGAAGATTTAATAGTGATTAGTTGCTTTTCCTGTGATGAGCTTTTGGTATTCCTGTAGGTGATGTTGAATTGATTTCCACTGAGCCACCTCCCTGGCTGATCGGCGTTTTAGATGTGGGGTTTTGGTTGTTTTACTATTGTATGCAATGTGAATTGCATACTCCTCAGACAGCCCTATGCATTCATCCAGCGGGATTATAACGGCCTTCTTACTCATAGACTACTGTTTTAGAAAAGTGAAAGTTGCTTATTATGTGCCTTGGCTATTTCAGGATTATTTCTTTCTGCCTCCAGTATAGCAGCGTCAATATCACTTTCCAGAAATAATCGTCCCTGACTTCCTGGTCCCTGTTCAGGCCATGTCGGGCAACCTATTACCAAGTACCCACCAGGGCGATCGTTTACGATCTCGCAGCCTAATTCACGCAAATACTTAACCTTTATGCGTAGTTCAGGTGATAAGTGGTCTTTTTTCATGTTAGCTGAATTTTTCCCTTCCAATCCGATAAGCTTCATCTATGATTTTATAGACTTCAATCGCTTCAAAGGTGGTCGGGGTCTCCGAAAATCGATGGAACCGGAAGACGGTTTCAAAATCTTCTATCTTCCCTTCCTGTACGCCTTTTAGTAGAATCTCCGCAACAGACCTACTTGGCAAATCCTTAACGGTGAAATTTTGCCAGCCGAGTTTTTTGGATATTTCAGAATAAATGCTCATAACCGTTTTGTTAACATTTTTTTGTATTTATTTCCCCAGTATTTTTTCGCTCCATCCTCCCAAATAATAAAGTTTTGTACGCCACCATAGCGGCTTGTAACGAATGCTATATACCCCTCTACCCGTACTTTTATTCCGGCGTCATACCGTATGTCTGTAGCCGTTTTACCTGTGGGGAGCTTACCAGTGGCGTGCGAGATAAAAAGGAAGGCTTTACGGGGGAAAGTTTCTTTTAGATTTTTGTATTGCTGGTAGTTAATACCTGCATATTGCAGGCTATCAATGACTACAAACTGTGGGCTTTTTTTCTTCTTTAGCTTTTTAACCAGTTCGTCATATGTCATTGAATGGTCTGAAAATTCAATTTTCCCATTATGGTCATCCAAGTTTAAGTGTCGGAAAACAAGCTTTTGCATTGTTTTTTCTGTTCCCTCCTCATAGCTCACGTAAAGCACTTTGCCATGCCCCATCAAGGCAAGGATAAATTGCATGAGGAAATTACTTTTGCCGTTGCCTGAAAGTCCCCATACTATCATGGAAAACGCCGCTGTAAGCTCTCCAAAGGCGTTAACGAACAGTTGTGGAAGATTCTGGAGGAGCGTATATCGTTTCTGGTGCAACTGCTTTAAACCGACTATTTTAGCCATAGATTATTATCTTGTTTTTACTATGAGACCAAAATTCACAAAAAGCCGTTGTTCCGCTTCCAATGGGTCCCAGGCATGCGCGAAATCTTGAAACAAGCGGTATTTGTTTATGGTATTGATCAACGGGTTTCTGTTCCCTTTCACAAATGCGGAATGTTCAAGCTCTAATGCCTGCATGTCGGCTTTTTTTACCAGGGCTTTTACTTCTTCACCGTTGTACAGCTTAAACCTTGCTTCGATGGCTTTTTCAAACTTCACCTCTAAAGAGCTGTAAGCCTCTCCCAACAAAACTTTCAGCGGCTTTATCACATCTCCCAAATATGCTTCCGATGCATCATGTAAGAGACCTTCCATCATCAATGGCTCAGTTATTAGAGATGCCACCAGACAGGAGTGCTGTGCCACACTGTAGAAAATGTTGGTATGTCCCCCGAAACGGCAAATTTTAGAAAGTGATTTGGCGATATCAGAAATAGTGATCATATCAGGGGTAGGATTGCAGATATCGATCTTAATTCCTGATGCAGTGGTAAAAGTGCCGTCATAAACCTTATGAACTGGGTGCAATTGCTTGTTATTATTCATTCTGAGCGTTATTTAAGTGGTGAAAGGAGAGGTAAAAAGGGGTAAAAGCCCCCCTTTTATTCTTTGTTTTTGGGTATGATTTCGGCGTTTTCCCCACTACTTTGGGGTGCACCCGATAGTAGATTATCTGGTTGTTTTAGATCGTCGGGCCGCCAAACCCCATTGATATAAGAGTATAGGCGAGGGCGTTCCCTTTGTTTTTTACGACGGTCCTTCCATGCCATAATAGAGCCGCCAATGATGGCACCAGCCAGTATTACGATAAGGACAATAGACATCGGGTCCGTGAGCCGCAGCTCCGAAAATTCTTGAGATAACATGATATGTTGTTTATAAGTGAATAATGGCCGAAGGCCTGTGTAGTAAGATTTTAAAAGTTAACCGGGCGTAGATACACCTGGTCTTTACTAACCCACTAATAGCTAAATGCTACTAAAATTCAGATCAATGTTTTGAAACTCGCCCGCTTCATCCTTAACGTAAAAGCGGAAGTATGTTTTGCTATCCGGGCGGCGTATACTTTCATCCAAGTATTTCATTGCCTCGGTATAACGCTTGTCTGTTATCCTGGTAGCATACTTTTTCAGGGACATAATCTTTTTGGTATCGAGACGGCCTTTAGAGGTCTGAAATGCTCCGGTGATCATTTGCTCAATCCATGCGTTGTCTTTACTGATGTTTTCTTTAACCATCTCCATCAGCTTCAGCTTACACTTTTCTATCAGCATATCATCAAAATCAATACGCTCCTGGATAGCAACCTCTATTTTAATACTACCGTCAAAGTTGTACCAGACAAAATTACCCTTGGTCGCCTGTTTACGCTCCTTAGCGGTCATCACACATTCATATACATAACCGCACATAGAGGATGCTGTTTCCCGGAATTCGGCAAGCTGCTTATTGATCTTTATGGCGTTTTCCGCCAGTTGAAAGGCCGACCTTTCCTTAATACGCTCTATTTCAGTGGTACGGGCGTAGGGGATCTCCAAGCCCTGCTCATCCCGCCACACCTTGTTTTTAGGTGTTTGTTGTTTTATCATGTGTAAGAAATTTTTGAGGTTACCTTCTGGTCAATAGCAGCGATGATCCTGTTTATCACCGCCGAGCTTATACATTGCCTCATTGGCTTCCCTACCCAGAAGGCCTGGAAGGCCAATGCTTCCGCGATCGGGAGGGTAAATTGCACCATACTACGTCGCCAAAGGCTTTTCTTATGGAATCGTGCATAAAGGCTTTGCATCAGGCACAAAACTATTTTGTCCTTTATGTGCTTGTATTCCGGGCTTGGAGCAACTACAACTACCATCAATTCCATCAGCGTCTCGTATTCAACCGGAGTGAGAGAAAGTTTGAAATTATCCATGTTCTGATTTTCGTATTAGATGAGTGAATTGATCAATGGCAGGTATTATAATGTCGTCCTTAACAGTGAGCAGACCCTTAATCCTACGGGAGCCTGTGATAACAGTTGAATGGTACCTATTGATAGACTTCGCAATTTCCACCACCGTCAAAGTTGTATACGTGCGCATAAGATAACAGTAGGTATGGCGGGCGTCTGTAGGACCCTGATATCTGGAAGGACTAATTACATCTTCCCAGGTTACACCATAATATCCGCAAACAAACAATTTCGCCAATAGTATCATAAGGTCCCTTTGCTGATCTGTGTGTGTACGTGGTGCTGTTAACATCCTCTGGTGATTTCGGAGTCAAACAATCGGCCTATCATCTCTCCGTAACTTGTATCCAATATTATCCGACCAGGATAGATGGAGGAGGCCAATACTTGCGGATCGTGAACCGCCATATATATAAGATGCCGTTCCTGAAGAGTTAAACCTTCAACCCCGGATTCGTAAAATGCACGGTCCCGCCCCGCCCAATGGTTACACCACCAAGACCAGAATATTTTGCTACGAATCAACATGTCCGCACCAGCTTGATCACCCGGAATATAGCAGGCGAGGTAGCTTATACCTGTTTCGTACTGCATTTCGGTATACTCTTCTATGCTCCAGTTCAGAATAAGGCAAATAAGCCCCATTAAGCCACCTTGTTTTGTTTTGCCTTCACTAGTATGGCAAGTCGCTGTATTTTCCATTTTAAGCGGGTTTAAGCGATTATTAAGCGCGTTTCTTGTAGTTCTCCTGTGCTTTCTTCTTCAGAAATGCCCTGTCGATTCTGGAAATATCCCCTTCATACTCGTGAAACAAGCATTGCACCTCCTGAGCATCAGTGATGTCATTGGCCTCACAGATAGCCCGTACCTCGTCAAGATCGGTACCTACCAGATCGATATACTTCCGGCCAATACGGCGAAGTATTTCGCCATAACCGGGCTTATTCAGTCGTATACCTTTATTGATCCTTGCTTTAATTGCATCGGTGCTGATCCAAGCGATACCACAAAGGCCGTTCAGTTCATTATACAGGGTGATAAAGAAGAAAAGAACCTCATCTTTCAGCTTATCAACTTCGTCCAGGATAATAAGCGGCTTATCCTGCTTGCGGAGTTCTGCAACGATGACTTTCATCATTTCATAGACGTTCATTCCCGCGCTGCTCTTACCCATTGCCGAAAGCAACTCTATTAGGAAGTACTTCTTATTCCAAAAGCTTGTGCATTCCAGGTAGTACACGTTTTTCCCCTTCATATTATCCCGATACCATTTAGCCGTGAAGGTTTTCCCGAATCCCGGTTTACCTGTTACCGCGAAAGTGGCCCCATGCTCTTTAGCCAGCTCGAAATACAATACAAGGGTGTTAAAATCCATAGTTTCAACAAGGCGGTTTTTACGGGAATCCCACCCGATCTGCTTTCCCACATTGCGCCACATATCCGGGCTTATAGCGTCCCATTTGCCCTTTTGTATATTAATAACGGTGGCTTCGCTCACATTTTTCAGGCTGTCGCAGGCTTTAGATTGTGACGGGAACTGGCCAACGTATTTCTGTAGTAAGAACTGGATTTCTGATTTTTGATTCTGTGTCATATATTTGAATTGAAAGAGTTAATAATGGGGCCTTCACCGTTTGCACCGGTGGGGCCTCTTTTATGAGTTTCTATTGATGTATGATATTGCTCTTGTATAGATGCTATCACCTACATATCCGCCATCTTTCGGAAAAAAACAGATGCGAAAACAATCGGGCAGCCCTTCTTTTGATTCGATATAAACTCGCATCATTGCTTGCGGGAACTCTTCTTGCAACAAGGTGAAGTATTCCAATAATAACCTCGGTTGCTTGCCTGTCGCATCAATCAGCATATAAGTTTTCTGACCTTCTTCTTTCAAAATACCTGCTTTCATATCAGTGTTTTACATTTGTTCAAAAGGATTGAAGTTATCCCGGTCAATAGTAGAGGGCAGATATACAGTTTCAGCGGCTTGCTTAACCTCCTTTACCACAATGCCCGCTTGGAGGATGCTTTCAGCGTCAATCCGGTTGCGGTCCAGAATCTGCTGCCTTGCTTTTTTCTGTTCGCCGATCGTCTTAACATGCTTGGTTTTCCTTTCCAGCTCATAGTTAAGGCGGGAGCGCTCACCTGGCGCGTAGTCCTTCAGCGCGGAAGCCACTTTGCCAAATTCCTTCGCGATAAAATGGAGATTCTTACCATCGGTCACCAGGACACGGCCCAAATTCAATGGCTCATAGATTACCTGCACTTTCTTACCGACATTGGGCAAATACAGCTCATCAGGTATATCATATATATATTGTCTCTTGTCAATAGTGACAATCAGGCCATCATTAGTAATAGTATTGGGGTATCCGTGCGTAGTACCAAAAAGCATAAGCATTTGCTTTTCGCTGATACGGCGTTCGGCGCTGAGATCACTTTCGCAGAAGTTGTCGAGCCATACTTGTTGGCGAGTTTTACCGGTCTTGTTTGGCAAAAGCCTCATACGGCCAATATGGTCAGCAATTTGTAGATGTGCAGCGTCCTTCATAGGGAATAATTTCTTATTGACCAGTAAGGCATCAGTATTTATGCGGCTACCGGAGGTAATATTATGCCCTGAGTAATTGGGGTACATTTTCAGACTCTGGTGCCATTCCTGCCCGAAAGCACGTTCTATATATTTGGCGCGCGCGAGCTTCGCGGTAGCAGGTGTATAGATTGCCAGTTGTTTATACCATTCGTCAAGGGTGCCGTTACCCCACCGGTCCGTCTGGATCTGGTGCGGAAGGTACCAGCCACAGGTAAGCTCCCGAATATGATACATTGCATCCAGGTAAGCGGCACGGATCAGGTCCGTGGATGGTCCATCCCCGTATGAATAGCCCAATATGTAATCATTGTGGGCATCCATCACCACCATAAGCTTGTACCGGAAGTAGTAATTTTGTTGGAGGTGGTTATTCTTATCTATCCGCTCTTCATGGAAGTAAAGATCAAGGTCATTATCATCGCTTCCGACCAATAACATTGGTGCTGAGGGGCGCTTACGGTGAATTACTTTACCGTAGATATCCTGCCAAACAGAAACGCCCTCAGAGAACATCTTGATTTCATAATCATGTTTCCTACGCCAGTTGCTGATAGTCCGCGCTGTTATGGGCTTGCCTCCCCTGGCCACAATGGCCTCATTGTAATACCTACATATAATGGTATCGTCATGTTGATTGTACTGGCTCATCATCTCGATGAGAAGGCTTTCGCTTACCTCATTGTCAACCTTAGCGGCGTTCTTATTCCAGAGACGGCGGTCTATCAGGCACTCGTAACCACTTTCCGCGTATTCTTTCCTTTTAGCCAGCAGCTTTACATACGCTTCAGGGAGCGGCAAATTATCCTGACGGATGATTTCGGCGATATGGATATAGAACTGGGCAATCGATATGTTGAGGGTGCTTTTGATAGTCTTATTATCCATCTTTGCCAGCATATTCAACCAGCTGGCAGCAGTGGTGAATTTTATACGGCTTGGTTCCGGGATAGACTCACCGTCCTCGTTAGTGTAATCCATATAAAACCGCTCGGCTACGAGATCCTTTACGACCATTGCACGGATAGGCTGTTTTACCAGGGCGTTATATGGGTTGCCATACTTATTCTCAATCAGGAGCTTATAAGTAGGCTTAAGCGCCTCATATTTGATAAGGCGCTTACGCTTATCGGCAGGGTCATCGATGAATTCCCAGCTCGGACTATTCCGGCTGCTGGCCTTCTTCAGCGTATCCAACGATATACCGCACTCCAGCACCTCCGCAAACTCCAGGTATAATATGTTATCGATCAGCTTCAAGGGTATACAGTTTAATAGTATAAGTAGATGTTAGATAGTGTTTAGAGGGCTATTGATCTGGCTGCGTATCCTTCATTCGTATAACCTTCACCCATTTGGAGCAGGAGCGCAGTTCTCTTACATGGTAATTAATATCGTCTAATAAAGCCCTCTTTGCCTCTCTAAGAGTATTATGTGACTCGTCATAGTAGTAATCTCCGGGGAATGTCTGTTTTATACCGAACTCACAAGGGTTATGAAAGAACGCGTAAAACTTTGTCTTACTCAT